AAAGCAACCAGCAGGTGCTAGAAAGCGCGGAGAAACAAAACCAGTAAGTGAAGTTATTGGAACAAAATCTCGCAGCAATCAACCACGTATCACTGGACAAGGTCGCTTTATCGGAGCAGGTGGTAGCACCTATACCGTTAAGAAGGGCGACACTCTTTCTGGAATTGCTAAAGCAAACAACACAACTCTTGCAGCAATTCGCGAAGCGAACCCTAAGTTTACAAAGAATAAGAAATACAAGCAGGGTTCGATGATTTATTCAGGAACGAAAGTACGTATTCCAAAGAAGTAGGTAACTAAATGTCAATGATGCAGCCATCAGGTCCAGGTCCATTTGCAAAAAGGACTGACCGTCAAGGCGCAAAGCGCCTTCCTAATGCTGCCTATGGTGAGCAAAAGGAATTTCAGGAACAGCAAATGGGTGCTCCTATGGCAAAAAGCCAAGGACAACGTCCTGCTGTTAACGACCTGATGGCTAACGTCGTTCCATTAAATGCACCTACACGTAGACCAGATGAACCAGTTACTGCTGGCGTAGATGCTGGTCCAGGACCAGGTCGTGAAGTCTTAGGACTTAAATCACCAACGGATGCACAATTAGAAGATTTAGCGCGTATATCAAAATACATGCCAATGATGATGCAGTTTGCAGATTCACCACAATCTTCAGGAACCATGAAAGCTTTTGTTAAATATCTACGGAGTCAAACAGAATGAAAATACTAAGGAAGTTCGAGGAGAATCTCGAAGCCCTTGGTTTTGAAATGGCTCCGTTGGCGTGGGACTTAGCCAAGTTTCCTTTTGAATCCGACGATGACCGATATGCAATGTTAGAGGAATTGACGGACAAAGAGGAGGCTGCGCCAAATGAGTCTATGGGCTGATTTATACGAAGACACTCCTGTATCTCGTCCAACCTCAAAGATAGATAAGTTTAAGAAGCAGCAGACCGACAACACAAAAGTCGGTAAAGTGGAACAAGCAATCATGCCAAAGATTGCTGGTGCTTTAGAAGCTGGAAGCAAGAAGCCAATACTTGGCGCTGTCTTAAATCCAGCAATGCGTGCTCTTGAATTTTTTGGAGAGAAGGTTGTGCAGCCGATTACGCAAGGCGTATCGACTGCGTTGCTTACACCGCAAGCTATGGCTGCTGGTAAGGGCAACCCAATCCAATCTTTCCGTTTTGCTAGAGTTTCGTGATGAGTGGTTAGGTATCTTTGCTTCTGGTGCTACCGATATGGCTTTAGCACTTGTTGGAACAAAAGGCGTTGGCACTGCCGTTCGTGCAGGAACCAAGAAAGTTGTCGGTCCTAGCAAGATAACCACAGCGCAAGACATGAATGCGTTCCGCACTCAGATGAATGATATTGTGGCTGACCAAGCTTTGCCTGTCGAGCAGCGTACCCGCTCTGGGCTTAGTGTACTTGTAGATGATTTAGTAAATGAAAAAGATGTTAGCAAGTTGTCTTCAAACCCATTGGTTTCAGAAACTGCTAACCCATACCGCACTGCAACAATCGTATCTAGGCTGGATAACCACCAAGATGTTGCAGATTATTTGCTTGCTGAGCGTGGAGATACAGCAGCATTCTTAAGATTCTTTGAAAAGAATCCGCTTAAGGCTGACCATTTAGATAACTATGGCATTCAGCTTACTAAGCCAATATCTAGTTTTGAAGACCTAAACCTTGATGAACTTAGCCCAAAGCTAACTGAGCGTTATCAAAGAGTTATTGATGCTAAGAAAGCAACTGACAGAGATTTTGCTAACGCACTTGATGACTTCTTAAATAAAACCAAGATGGGTGTGCTTGAAAGCTATACCCCAGGTAAGTTTGCATCAATTGAATCTCTTAATCTTGCCCGCAAGAAAATAGCTAACCAAGCACAGTTTGGTGACTTAAAGCTATTTGGCAAAGACGGTAACAGTGCTTGGAAAGTAAAAGTTTACCAGTCTGAGCCTTACGATAGATTGATTCGAGTCATTGCATGGACAGGGTCAGGTCGTCCACAAGGTCATATTAATATTTCTAACCCACGTCGATTTGAGGCAGCTAACGACCTGCGTTCTGACCTCAACCGAGTCCTGTTCCTTAAAGGCGCAGAAGGTGCTGCATTTAAGCGCGACATGGTCAATAAGTATTTGCAAGCACAAGATGACACCACTCGTGCCATTGTGTTGACAGAGATTGAACAAGAAGTTTTGCAACGCTTAGCTAAGCGTTATGGCGTAACCGAGATGATGGATGTTCGTACAACCGATGATGCCATCAAGCGTATGAAGAGTTGGCATTCACGTATTAGTGACAACCGCTCAACACTAAAGTCATACGCTGCTAAGAACGGTTACATTCCAGAAGACGGTGCGCTTAACCACCAGAACTTTATTTCTGTTGCTAACGAAGCACAAACTCTTCCCATGCTTGACTTTGCCAAGTTGGAACGTGACGTTATTATGCATTTGCGTGGAACTGGCGAGGGCTTGGTAAAGCCAGCCGATGCTCGCAGAGCTCGCTTTGCAGCAGGCGGTGTTAAGTTAGGTGAGTTCTTAGACTTAGCTAACATGGCATTTAGCAATCTAAACTTGCTTCGCCTTGCTTACATCCCAAAGAACTCAATGGTTGACCCTATCGCTCGTGCAAGCATGGCACTTGAGTCAACTGAACTTGTGCGTAATTCGCTACCAGGGATGTCTAACTTCCTCTACAACAGCTCACTTCGTGCTGAGCGGTTAAAAAGATTTGTCCCTGGCAGTCCAAAGTTTAATGCTCGTAAAATTGAAAAACAAGCTCGCTACAATATAAAGAAGTTTCGCAGTGACTTGGAACCAAAGATTGCTATTAAAGAAGCAGCGGAGCAGGTTGCAGATGATGCTGAAGTATTACTGAAGCAAGCAACTGCTAAACGCGACAGACTTAAAGCACGTGCTGCCAAGAGCGATAACCCAGATGTTCATGCTGCATATCATGCAGCTGAGGACGATTACTTAAGAGCCCTGGATGAGTTCACCACTGCAGATAATGCTTTGAATAAAGTTGCCGATGAGATAAATGGTTATGCCAAGCTCATTGAAGTAGAACGCCAAAAGCTTCTTCCTATTGCCTTCCAAGAAGGCGAGCTAAAAAATGTAAAGATGCTTGGCATGGAAGATGAAGTTATTACCAGCGCAAGCGGTAAGAAATACACAATTGCTGGACTAGCTGACCCTAACCAACGTGGTGTTGGTGCTTATATGGCAGAAGTAGACAGCAGTCAGAACTTTTATTCAGCCTCTATGCAATCAGAGATTGCTCGCCGTGTTAGATACGATGGTTCAAGATTCGTAAAGATTAAGCGAAGCGATGGCGATGAATACTGGAACGCGCTTGCTCACATAGCAAACCGCCAGGTTCGTAATGAATTGGATATGCCTGTTGGCATGATGCTTCGTGGTGACTCACAAGGCGATGTGCTTAAGTGGTTATATAGTCCAGCTGGTAAAGAATACCGTCGCCGTATGGAATCTCGTTACGGTCGTCCAATGACCAAAGATGATTTTGCAGCATGGATTGACGAAACTCAAGACAAGCTGATGCGTATGTATCCAAGCGAAGAATTGCGTAGTTTGATTCTGAGCAGGAACGTAACGCCAAAAGAAATATCAGCTGCGCTTGAAGGTCGCCTTGATTTGCTTGAGTCTATTGATGGACCAAGCCTAAAGCTCAGCGATTTGAACAATCTTGAAAAGGGATTAGCTAAAGCATCTGGTGCGTTAGATGCAGCATGGAAGGTTCTTGCTTATTCTGAAAACAGAATGGCTCGTAACCCACTCTTTCTTGCATACGCTCGTGATGAAATGAAGACGCTAATCAATGCAGCAGAACGCTCTGGTATAAGTCCTTCAGACTTAGTTGTTAACAACGAGCTTCGCCAGATTGCATATAGAAATGCTCTTGCTCGCGTAGAAAGAACTCTTTATTCTTCACGTCGCCTAACCAATGGTATGTACATGGCACGTTATGCCATGAGCTTCCCCTTGGCTTTCTTCAACAGCCAGTACGTTGCGCTTCGTCTAATGGCTCGCAACCCAATGAATGCATATTGGTATAACAGCATTGCTACAGCAATGGATAAGTTTGAGGCTTATGAAGACCAAGATGGAAATACTTACAGAAGCATTAAGGACGTTCCACCAGGAACACCAGTAAGCGTAAAGTTCCCACTGCACGACAAGATTCCAGGTTGGTTACAGGGAGCTCTTAAGCCATACACAGATGCCCGCGGTGGTGGAGTTCGCATTAACCCTAAACAACTAGAGTTCATGGTAGCTGACCCATCAGTATCTTGGTTTGGTTCTACAACAATATCCGAGTTAATCAAGGATGGCTTTGGTGTAGGTCCATGGAAGATACACGGAGAGGAATTAGCGCAGGGAATGCGTAACGTTCTCGGCGATGATGTATTTGAGTCAAGCGTTATCTATGGTGGTTATCCAACCCAAGGTGGCGGTTATGTAGACACAGCCCTTAATACAATCTTCCCAGGTTACGGAAAGTCTTTATCTGACAGCCTTAAATTAATGTTTGGTAAAGACGGTTCTGACCGAGCAGCTGATGAAATTATGGCTCAGTGGAAGACTGCTTATGCAGAATGGGATAGAAATGGTCGTGTAGGTAATCCTCCAACACCAAGACAGGCTGCTAAAGCAGCTGGCGTTATGATGTTTATTCGCGCTGTAACACAGTTCAGCGCACCTATCTCAGTTGCCTTTGACCCAGTAACCCGCGCAGCAACTACTTACTACGCAGACTTGGTAGAAGAATATAAGGGTGACTACGACAAAGCTCAAAAGAAGATGATTGAGGACTGGGGTATCGACTCTCTAGCCCTGATTGGTTCTAGCCAACGCAACAACGCTGGTCTTGCTGCTACACAAAAAGATATAAAGATTATTCGCAATTTCGAGGGATTACTTGAATCTCTAGGAAGAGCTAACTCTAAGTACGCTGGAATGCTTTCATCTGGCTATGACAGCGACTTAACAACCAATACAGAATACTCAACGGAAATCGCAGCAATCTACAAGAGATTGGATTTCCCAGGAACTGTAGACTTACCAATCACTGAGCGTAAGAAAATTTCTGGCGCTGGAGGAATCCAGTCAGAAACTGAAGCACGTCGTGGTTGGGCTGAGTACCAGAAAGCACAGGAATGGCGCGATGCCATGATGTATCAGTACGGAATCCCATCTACTCAAGCAGTTATGTATGAACGCAGCGGTATCAAGGCAGAGTACGACAAGATGGTTGACTCAATTGCTAAAGATTTCCCTGGCTGGACAGATGCATACAACAATAATCGTGAAGATTATTGGAGAGGCTTGATTCCAACAGTTGAAAAGATTGTTGAGGATACCAAGTGGCGTGCTCATGCTTACAAGAGTGGCGACAAATGGGAAGAGATTGCCTACTGGGTCGACGCAGCGCGTCGATTCAAGACAGCATATGACCAACCAATCAACACGGACGAAAGAAAGTTTTCATTGAAAGCTCAATTCTCTCAGTTCCATTACGACTTCTTGCAGACAGCATCGGATGAATTTGCTGCTTTTGCCTATAGATGGTTGAACAACATACCCGAACTAAATGAAGAAATTGTGGTGAGCCGATAATGTCTGAGAACAAGAACACTAAAAAGCCTACGCCAAAAGCTACGCCAAAAGCTACCCCAAAGCCTACGCCAAAGGTAACGCCTAAGCCAACGCCTAAACCAACACCAAGCAAGTCATCAAGTCCCAATCTTGGAAACAGACCAAAGGGTACTAGCACAACTAACACTCCAACCTTTAATCCAAGCATGGACATTCCTCCTATTGGATTGCCAGGGTTTGCTAATCGTGGCGTTGCTGCAGCAGAGGCTTATGGTTGGTTCAAACTTGTAGCAGCTAAGGCTCCTAAAGGAAGCCCTGCACGTAAGGCATATGATTTGTTTACTGCACGGCTAACAGCACTTGGTGTGCCAAAGTCAAAGTGGAACTCAGTTTGGAAAGATGCAGTTGACTGGACACAAACAGTAGGTGCTAACCCACCACTCATCAATGGTAAAGCAGACCCATCTGGATACCTCGGTGTAATGGATGCGTCAGATTATGCTGGAAGTGGTACTGGTCCTAAGTATGGAACTAGCCTAAACAAACAAATTTCTACTACACAATACAGCCCATCTGAAGCTGGAAGTATGGTAAATAGATACATTACTTCTGAGGTTGGTAGAACTGCGACCAAAGAAGAAGTAGACGCATACCTTGCTGGCGTAAACGCTGCTGCTAAAGCATCGCCAACCATTACCAGCCAAAGAGTTACGACAACTCCAGGCAAAGGAAATCTTGTGCCTGCTGGAGCTGGAGCGGGTGCTGGTAAAACCAGCCCAGACCTTGGCTCTACAGTAACAGAATCAATGACAAGTGGTGGATTTGACCCATCAATGTATGCACTTAACTTTGCTAGAAGTCGTCCCGATTTCGCAGAGTCTTTTGCAACCAAGTCAGTACTTGGGCTTATTCAACGTATTCTTCGCGACCCTAACGCAATCGGCGAGGTGGTTCAATAATGGCATACACAGTTAAGAAGGGTGACACCCTTAGTGCAATTGCTAAGGCAAATAAGACAACCGTTGCTGCGCTTAAAAAAGCCAACCCTAAACTAACCACTGACCCTAAATACAAGGGTGGAAGTACTATATTTTCTGGAACAAAGATTAATATTCCATCTAAAAATCCACCTAAAAATCCACCTAAAACTTCTGGAACTGTTGGCAGTGGCTGGCAAGGAACTGCTGGATGGCGTGCAGGCGAATCTAAAGATTTACCAAAACCAAACATAACTACAGGCGGTTCCACAGGCGGTTCCACAGGCGGTTCCACTGGTGGCTCTACCAGCGGTTCTACTGGTGGTTCTACTAGTGGTTCATGGTCATTTCCTAGCACATCTCAATACGACCCAGGATATGGTCAATACGGAAACCCTTCTTCTCCATCTGGAAGTGGAGTGTCTTCTGTATATCCAACAGGTCGCGATAAACTTTCAATGGCTCAGCTGCAGGCGCAATATGGAATTGCTGCTGCCGTACTAGCAAACAATCCAAGCCTTCTTGCAGCATTGAACAAAATTCTTGGTGCAGATGGTGGACCAATGATTGAGGACCCAGCGTTACAGGAAGCAATCATTAAGGGTACATCTTGGTATCGCGACCAGACTGACACTCAACGTACATATGATTATTACAAGGCTACCAACCCTGGTCAATTCGCTGCAGACTTACAGAAAAATGCAAGCAACATTGTAAAGCAATACGCTTCAATGGGTCTTAACATTACAGCGCAGCAGGCGATTGAGTATGCCGAAAACATGATGAAGCAAGTAGTAATTAAAGACGGCAAAGTTGTTAGATTCGACCAAGACTATCTAAATAAATTAATGTCCGACTCAATTAAGTTTGAAAAAACTGGAAGCATTGATGGGCGAGTTACATACAATGGTTTAGCTGGCAAGCTAGAAACTATGGCTAGTGAATTATATAAGCGAGCATGGGACTATGGATTCCCACAGACAATGTCAAACGAAGCGTTTGGTCAGTGGTTTGAAGGAAATATCAGAGGTCTTGTTGCTGGAACTACTAACCCAGAAGATGTAGATAACCTACTACAAGAACGAGCAAAGTCATTTGCTCCTGGTTTGGCTAAGTTTATTGACCAAGGTCAAACTCTCCGTCAGGCTGCTAACCCATGGCTTAATGCTGTTGCTATGACATGGGAAGTAGACCCAGACTCCGTAGACCTAAACAATGATTATGTACAGCGAGCAATCAACGCCCAAGATGATAAGGGCAACTTTACAACAATGAACTTGTATGAAACTAAGAAATTAGCTCGCCGTAACAAAGATATGTTTGATAGAACTCAGCAAGCAAAAGAAGAAAAAACTGGAATTGCCCAAGCAATTCTTCGCGACTTTGGATTCCTGGGGTAAATAAATGCCAAGATATGATGTAATGATGATGGATGGTGGAGGCGATAGCTTCTACGAATCTGTCCAAGCAGTGCAAACTGCTGCCAGTGGTAGACCAGCAGGAGCAACAGAAAAAGAACAGAATGCTGCTGCAGCCAAAGCGACCAGGATTGACCAGATAGTAGACGAGAGAAGTCAGGCACTGGCTAAAGCTGCACAGGCTCCTAAAGCTACTTCTAGTGGTAAGCCAGCAGGAGCAACAGAAAAAGAACAAAACGCAGCAGCAGCTAAGGCTGCAAAGATTGACCAAATAGTAGATGAACAATCTCAAGCAAAGGCAAAGGATGCTCAGACTGACCTTTATTACACGCGTGACCCAGTCACTGGTTTATCTCCTGCCCAGATAGAAGCACGCAAACTTCAGGAGGAAGCAGCATACGATTTAGCTTTAGCTAAAGCTGAACTAGAAAGAATTAAAAAAGCAAATGCTGATGCAGCTGCTGCAGCTGGTGCAAAAGGTGATGATGGTACTGGCGGTGACACTGGCGGTGACACTGGTGGTGACACTGGTGGGGATACTGGTGGGGATACTGGTGGGGATACTGGTGGGGATACTGGTGGTAGCACTGGTGGTTCTACTGGCGGTTCTACTGGCGCAGATACAACAGTAACTGGTGGTGGCGTTAGCGCAGGAGCTGGTGGTTCAGGTCCAGCCGATGCAGCGCAACAAGCAATTCTTGACCAAATCAAAGCTTTAACTGAACAACTTGCTGCACAGCAGGCTGCTGCTGCAGCTGAAGCTGCAAAGCCAAAAGTTGTAGGCACACGCACGGTTCGTAAAACTGGTGGCGTTGTTGAAGTTGTAGAAGTCATGTCTGATGGTTCACAAGGTAGAGTGATTGAATCATACAAGGACTTCGGCGCTCGCGATTCAGTAATGAAGATGTTTGAGAATACTGGTCTTGGTGATGACTTTATTAAGTCTTTGATGGATACTGTTGACAAGGTATACGAAGACAATATCATGCCAACTGAGGCACAGGTTCTTAATAGTATTTACACAAGCGACGCATATAAAACAAGATTTGCTGCTAACGAAATTATTAGAAAGCGTATGGCGGAAGGCAAAGGCTTGCCAGGAGATAGACTTCTTAAACCAGCAGAATATATCCAGACAGAGATTGCATACAAAGAGATTATGTCTGAGGCTGGTCTACCTAGTTATTTCTATGACCAACAAGAAGACTTTACTAAGATGATTGGCGAGCTTGGAACTTCAGTTGCTGAAGTTAGTGAGCGTGTCAACATAGCAAAGCGTGCTTTGCAGGATGCAGACCAGAATATTAAAGATGCTTTGAAGTCATATTACGGTTGGTCAGAAGGTGACATGGTCGCCTATTTGCTAGACCCAGATAAAGCATTCCGAGCAATTGACTCTAGGTTTACATACACCACGCCAGAACTACAGCGCCGTTACCAGGTTGCTGAAGTTGGAGGCGCAGCTACACGTGCAGGCATGGGTGGTATCACTGAACAATTCGGAGAAGAAATCCGAGCAGCAGGTAAGGCTGATGCAGCAGAACGTGCATTCCAAGGTGCAGCTCGTGACCAAGAAGATTACCGTCGCTTGATGCAGCTATACGGTGAAACTGCTGGTACAGAAGACCTAGCACGTGAAGCGCTAGCTCTTGCTGGCGGTGCTGAAGTTGGTATTAAAACCAAGAAGCTTGCATCTAAAGAACGCGCTAAGTTCCAGCAACGAAGTGCTCTTGACAAAACATCGTTGGGTTCTCGTTTAAGAAATCCTGACGTTTAATTAGATTCCGTCCCAGACCGTCCAGCCCTGGTGATGTGTATAAGTCTGGAAGTCATCACGTCTACGAATCAGTACCCCTGCTGAGGAGTACGTGTGGTGCAAAACCCGAAGAGGGTTTAACTACTAATAAGGGAGAAACAATGGCAGAAGAATACAACGAGTACGAAATGGAAGATGAAGACTACGGCAGTGGAACTGACCTAGTAAAGAAACTTCGCAAGCAAATCGATGCGCTCCAGAAGCAAGTTAAGGAACGCGATGAAATTCTTGCAGAGTACACAACACTAAGTCACGAAGCATCTGTAGGGGAAATCTTAGAAAGTTTTGGACTCAATCCACGAATTGCTCAATTCATCCCAGATGATATTGAAGCAGATGAGGATGCTGTAGCCGAATGGCTAAACGAATACGGTGAGGCTTTCGGTATTGAAGCCATTGAAGAAGAGGGGACACCGTCCCCCGACGCTCAAGCATTTGAGCAAATGTCAGGCTTTGACGATGGAGAAGTTGACCCATATGTGGGCAACGACCTAGCTTCGCGAATTGCGAATGCTGGTTCTCCAGAGGAGTTATCAAAACTACTCAAAGGCTGACAAGTCCACAAGTCAACCTAATTAGAAGGAAATCATGCCTACTACACCAGCTACATCAACTACGACATCAACGATGTCGAACTTGATTCAGACGGCGTATGACAAGTACATTGAGTTTAACCTTCGCTCTGAGCCAATGTTCCGTAAGTTTGCGGACAAGCGCCCAGTCGATGTGACAAACCCAGGTAACACCGTCGTCTTCCAGGTCTACAAGGACCTATCACGTGCGACAACCGCACTAACTCAGACACAAGACCCAGATGCAGTTACACTAAACAACACCGATAAGGTGAACGTAACTGTTGATGAGTACGGCAATGCTGTAATCACAACTGAGCGTCTTGCTCTTGAGTCAATCTCAGCAATCGACCCTGCAGTTGCAGACATGCTCTCATTCAACATGCGTGATTCACTAGATTCACTCGTATGGGCGAAGCTAACATCTCTTGCAACAGGTCGTTTCACAGGAACCACTTCTGCTGATGAAACAACCATCAACGGTGAGAACGTATCCTCAAGCACAACTGCTCCATATATCTCTGCAGCACTTGCTCGCAAGGCTGTTGCAAAGCTTCGTGGCGCATCTGTACAACCACGTGACGGTGGCTTCTATACAGCACTTATCCACCCAGATGTATCTTTCGACCTTCGTTCGGAAGCAGCAACTGCTGGAAATGTTTCATGGCAGCTCCCACACACCTACACTGAGGCTGGCGTAGCTAACCTCTGGAACGGTGAAATCGGTATCTACGACCAGGTTCGTTATATCGAAACTCCACGTGCAGAATCCATTTCTGGTTCTGGTACATCCAAGGTTTATGCAACTGTCATCCTTGGTAAGCAGGCTCTTGTTGAAGCTGTTTCTTATGAGCCAAAGACCGTTATCGGTCCAGTAACTGACAAGTTGATGCGCTTCCGCCCAGCGGGTTGGAAGGGTCTACTCGGATGGAACGTCTACCGCAAGGAAGCACGTTATGTCATCCAGACCAAGTCAAGCATCGCAACTGCGTAGTTTACTTAGTAGAAGGGGCGGGAAACCGCCCCTTCTCACATAGGGAGTTAAATGGCAAAGAAGAAGAAGGCTGAAGAGTTACCACTTGATTTCTTCACGCCATTACAAGAATATGCAATACAAGCACACGAGTTATACAACTCGTTTGCACAGGCAGGATTTACCGAAGGTGAAGCGTGGGAACTTATGGTCCGTCACCTTCCTGATTGGGAACTAGATGAACCAGAGTTCATGGAAAAGGATACAGAATAATGGCAGTTAAGAAGCCAACTATTAAAGGTAAGAAGCCAAAGCTTCCACCAGATTACGACGTAATTCTACCTGGCATGGGATATACCAAGCCAACCAAGAAAACTCCTCCAAAGAAAATTAAGAAAGGTAAGTAACATGCCAGCAAAAAAGTGCAAGAAGTGTGGCAAGGCAAAGTGCAAGTGCTAGTATGAAAAAGAATAAAGTAGAAAAAGTAATGGGCGAGTTCAAAAGAGGAACTCTGCATTCAGGCAAAAAAGGACCAGTTGTCAAGTCACGCAAGCAGGCTGTTGCTATTGCAATGAGCGAGGCTGGAATGGCTAAAAAGAAACCTGGAGTCAAGAAGCCTAAAGTAAAGAAGAAGTAATGTCGTCGGGTAAATACAAGTCGCATCATGGCTTTAACCCGATACAGATTAAGGATGGCATGGTGGTACGCCTCCGAAAAGATGGACGAATCCAATCGGTACTAGGAAAAGTTGGAGAGTATAAAAAGAATGGACCCAAGACTAAAGAGGGCAGGGGTAGCGGGATACAACAAGCCTAAGCGTACTCCGAACCATCCGACTAAATCTCATGTGGTTGTAGCCAAGTCTGGCTCACAAGTAAAGACTATTCGCTTTGGTCAACAAGGTGTTAGTGGTTCACCACAAAAAGCAGGCGAAGGTAAAGCCTATCGCCAACGTCGTCAATCTTTTAAGGCTCGTCATGCTAAGAACATTGCCAAGGGTCCTATGTCAGCAGCGTACTGGGCAGACAAGGCTAAATGGTAATGGCAAAGATATTTCGTGGACCAACCATGAGAATCAAACTAGGTATGGAAAATGACCTTTGGTTTGTTTCATACCCATGGGGTAAGACGGTTGTTAAAAGCACCAGTGGTGTTTGGTCAACAATTGTTTCACCACAAGACAGCACGCTTGCTGACTATGCACGAGTATTGCGTGGCGGTTACGACAACCCAATAACAGATGCAGAAGCAGCAGAGTTAACTGCTGCTGGATATGGTGAATACATTGTCGAAGTGTAGAAGTGGATGCAAGACCCAAGACCATGAGTCATGGGGTGAATGCTTAAGAGCATCAAACATTGCTATCAGTAACGAACCAGTTGCTGCTGCAATCAAGAATACTGACAGAGAGTTAAGCGCTTACCGTGATGCACGCAAACTTGGTATTCAACCAGCTTCTACCAAAATGAAAGATATACAAAAAGCAGTCAGAGTATCTGACACTATCGGAAGGGCAGCGCAAGCATAATGGCAACGCTAAACCAACTGACCGAGCAGACTATTGCTGAAATCAATTCCTATGTAAAGAACCAGGAATCGGTCACAATCATAACAAGCGAGATTTCATCTAGCGCCGTTACCATCTCCGTAGATGATGTCACCTCATTAAGTAAGGGTATCGTCGAGATTGACGATGAGTTGCTTTACGCTAAGAAGGCAATCGCAGCCAGCGGTACTATCCAAATCCTTGGTACTGAAGGCAACCCAGTAGGACGTGGCTGGCGTGGCACTACACGAACAAGTCATCCGTCTGGCTCAGTAGTACGTAACAATCCAATTTTCCCGCGGACTCAGGTCAAGCGGGCTATCTTAGAAACAATTAAGGGAATGAATTTCCCTTGCATAGCAAGCCATACATTTACATTTAATGGCTCCGATTATTCATATATTTTGCCAGACGCTACAGAAGATATTGTTGGTATCTCATGGGATGTGCCAGATTCAACTGGAGTATGGCAGTTAATTAAACGCTATCGCGTAGACAAAAATTATTATGACACTGCTACTTCAAGCATAAAGCAAGCTTTGATTCTCAACGAAGCACCTATGCCTGGTCGCACGGTCAACGTGCAATACACAAAGTTTCCAACAACCATTACAGATAATCAAGAATTAACAGTATCTGGGCTGCCATCTTCCTGCGAAGATGTTGTACGTCTTGGTGCTATGTATCGTCTACTATCAACAGTAGACCCTGGAAAGGTCAGCGCTGTATCGGTATCTGCCGATGCTCTTGACCAACCAGTACAAGCTGGAGCATCAACCACTGCTGCAAAGTATATCTTCCAGTTATACACAGTACGTCTATCCGAAGAAATTGCAAAGCAGCAAGCAAACTTCCTAAACACCATACAGTATACGAGGTAATAAATGGCAATCACACGTTATTACAGCTCAACTGCTGCTAAGACCACGCTCTCTAGCGCCGTTGACTCCAGCACTACCAGCACCAGCTTCTCGCTGGCTGCTGCTACAGGTTTACCATCGCAGTACCCATTCACACTTATTATTGAAAAGGATACCGCTAACGAAGAAATCGTAACGGTAACTGGCAAGGTAGGTAACTCATACACCGTTATCCGCGGTGAAGATGGTTCAACATCTAAGTCACACTCAATCGGTGCAACGGTAGAGCATGGTGTATCTGCCCGCGACTTTGCCGAATCTCGTTCGCACGAAGATGCAACTACTGCACACGGCGTTACTGGAAACGTAGTTGGAACAAATGGAGCTCAGACACTTTCAAGCAAGACATTATCTGATGCTCAACTTGGTACAAACCTTAATGCAGCTACATTTAGAATTACCAATTTGGCTACACCAGTTTCATCTTCTGACGCTGCAACCAAGGCATACATTGATACACAGACAGCATCGGCTGCAGCATCTGCATCTAGCGCTGCTATCTCTGCTAGCTCTGCTGCAACCTCTGCATCTTCTGCTGCAACCTCTGCAGCATCTGCTCTTTCATCACAGACCGCAGCAGCAGGCAGTGCATCAAGCGCTTCCACTCAAGCTTCAAACGCTGCAAACTCAGCCACCGCTGCTGCTACTTCAGCAGCTAGTGCTTTAGCTTCTCAGACAGCTGCAGCGACTAGCGCAGCTAGTGCATTAGCATCTCAAACTGCAGCTGCTACTTCCGCAGCCTCTGCATTGACTAGCCAAACTGCTGCTGCTACAAGCGCGACAAGTGCTGCAGCAAGTGCAACTGCTGCTGCTACCTCGGCTACCTCTGCTGCTGCTAGCGCAACAACTGCTTTGAACTCAGCTGCTACGGCAACAACATCTGCAGCACAGGCTGCAACATCTGCTACTTCGGCAGCAACATCTGCTACAAGCGCAGCGACAAGCGCAACATCAGCAGCAGCTTCTGCAACTGCAGCAGCAACATCCGCAGCTTCAGCGCTAACAAGTCAAACCGCTGCTGCGACATCTGCTGCTAGCGCATTAACATCTCAGACAGCAGCAGCTACCTCAGCAGCTTCTGCTGCTACATCTGCTACTGCAGCTGCAACCTCAGCATCAAGTGCTGCGACTTCTGCTTCATCTGCAGCAGCAAGTGCTACCGCAGCTGCTGCATCTTATGATGCTTTTGATGATAGGTTCCTTGGTTCTTTTGCTAATGACCCAACTGTGGATAATGATGGTAATGCCTTAACCCAAGGAACTCAGTATTTCAATACAACGTCACAGCGTGTGAAAGTATTTACATCGACTGGTTGGCAGTTTGTTGCATTAGTCGCTGCAGATTATGTAACTCAAGCAACAGCAACAACTAAAGGTGACATGCTTGTAGCTACAGGTGCAAATACTTTTGTAAGAATTGGTGTGGGTGGCAATAACATGGTGTTAACTGCCGACTCCACAACAGCAACTGGTGTCAAATGGGAGAATGTTATTTCTCCTTTCTTATTGATGGGAGCATAACGAATGCCAACAACTTATAAAATCCTAGGTCAAGCTGCTCCAGCAGCTTCATCTACAGCAACAACAACTTTAGCCACTGCTGCGGTTCCGACAATAGTGTCTTCAATAAGAGTTGTTAATAGAGGAACTGCTGCGACAACTTTTGGTATTGCAGTTGTACCAAGTGGTGGCACTCTTGGCAACCAACACTACATTGCCTTTGATACACCTCTTGGCGCTAAAGAAGATGTCGGACTTGTATTTGGTATAACGCTAGCGACAGGAGATACGGTCCGCGTATATGGAGCAAATGGCTCATGTTCATTTTCTGCATTCGGTACGGAGATTAGCTAATGCCAACAACATATAAAAGACTAACCAACTCTGGAGTAACTGCACCGTTTGGAACGCAAGGAGTTATTCCAGGACATAGAACAAATTTATTTTTACGTCCAGCAAACCAGGGTGGTAATGCCTATCCATGGGGACCTGGAATGGTCAACTGGAATGCTCAGGCTACAGCGTTTGTAAACACTCCATCTATAACTGGTTTATCGGTTCGCTCTACACTTACAAGCAGTGGAGATACAAATACATTTAACTGTGGTGTAACAATGACTGCTGGAACTTACACGGTTTCAGCATATGTTTATGCGCCTGCTGGCTCAAGCATAATTGGAAGACAAATGGCTGTATATCCAGAAATGGCAAATGGAACTTATACAGGTATATCTACAAACTTTCCAACAATAGTTGCCGACACTTGGCAAAGAGTTTCACATACATTTACCCTTAATCCAACTTCAATTGCTTCTGGTGGAACAACGCAAAACATATGGATGACATTCAGATATACTGGAGCAGCTATTACAAACAGCTCATTGGTATATCTTGACGCTCCAATGCTTGAGCCTGGTGAAACTTTAGGTGAGTACTTTGATGACCAAACACCTGGTGCTTATGTCGAAGGTGTCAGAGTTATCATGCCTACTAATATTCGTAGGAACTATGTTTACAATCCTTCTTTTGAAGACAGTCTTCAAGGATGGACTGGAACAAACATATCCAGGATATTGAAACTTACAGACAATAGTAATACAGACCGCAAGAGTCTTTGGTGCGCTAGGGTTATATTTCCATCAAGCACTGGAAGCGCTTATCATACAATCCAAACAGATATTGGTGGCAGCGGTGCTTACTTTATCCAGCAGTTAATGCATGGACTCCAAGGAAAAACGGTTAAGTTTTCAGCTGATGTAAGAACTGTAACTGCTTCAACTGGTCAAAATCGCGTAGGTCTTCAGCTGGTTTGGTTTGATGGAAACGGTAACTATATTTCCGAATCTCCAACAGCAGCGCCTCCTGCTACTTCAACAACATTCTCAAGAATTTGGGAACAAGCAACCATTCCATTAAATGCAGTTGGAGTAAACCTAAGATTCTTTAGGGATGGTTCTGCAACAATGAACCAAGCAGAGTACTGGATTGACAATGTGATGATTGAAGAATCATCAACATACAATGACACATATTTTGATGGTAGCGTTCCTGGCGGTAGATGGACTGGGGCTAAAAACTTTTCCCCTAGCACGTATAATCCATCTGAGGCAACCAGTGTAAATTTACACAGAAACCCTGGCTTTCAAGTAAAGCCAGCAGATGCAAACGATTATCAAGTTGTTACATCGCTTAACACGGCTGGGTATCTTCCTTTATTTAACAGACAAACTATAGGTATTACTGGTCAGGCTGGCTCGATTCCAGCTAATGAATTCTTTGCAATTCTTGGCGTTACCGAACTTCCTAAGGTTGCTAACGGAACAGACGTATATACGCTTTCTTATTATTTATATACTGGGGCTACCTTAAGTTATAGAGTTACAGCTAATATGCATGGAGCTGATAGTGGTTACCTGAGAACCAATACTAGCGCAAACCAAGTTTGCGAAATAGGAAAGTGGACTAGGTTAACCCACACTATTAGACCAGTAGAGGGAACCAAATTTATATTTTTATTTTGGTCCTCTGACCAGAATAACTTTGCAGCAGGTTTCCAAGTAAACGTCGGAAGACCAATGTGTAATGCTGGGTTTGAGGCTCAGGAATGGTTTGACGGTAACGACACAAACTGTAACTGGGTTGGTGTAACTGCTGATTCATGGTCATTCATGAATCCACCAGCATCAAGTTATGGTTCCATGTCATCTGTATATACGGTTCCATCAGGTAACCAGGCTGTAGTTTCTACCATTACGGTAGCCAATGTTGGCAGCACTCCTGGTTCATTCAGAATTGCCGTGGTCCCACCTACGGAAACTTTATCCAATAAGCACTACATAGTATTTGATGAGCTTATAGATAAAGGAGAAACAAAAGCTATTACCGAAGGAATAACCCTAGGGAGTAGCGACCAGATTCAAGTTCAAGCTGCCAACAGTCCTGTTGCAGTAAATGTATTCGGAACGGAGATTTCATAATGGCGGTTCAATCGCTTACAAACATTCGCCGTCAAGGTCAGAAAACCTTCAAGTCGTCTGGCATCTTCACGGTTCCCAATAATGTTCACTCTGTGAACGTATTCCTTGTAGCAGGTGGTGGTGGCGGTAGCGCTGCCAATGCTGGCTCAGGTAACTCATCAGCGGGTGGCGGTGGAGCAGGTGGACAATGGCTTGAAACAAGCGTAGCAGTTACTCCTGGAGCACAAATCCCAGTAATTGTTGGAGCTGGTGGCAAAGGTGGAGTTTACAGTTCTTCAAACAGCAACTGGGGTGAACCTGGAACTCCTGGTGGAGATAGCCAATTTTCTCATGTTATTGCATACGGTGGTTCTGCTGGTCGTGGAAATCTAAACGACTGGTCTAACTTGCGTCATGGTACTGGTGGCAACTTAGCTTCTACGTCAAGCGCAAATCATTCAGCGGGCGGTGGTGGTTCTGCTGGCGTTACTGCAGCAGAAATGCATTTAGTAAGAATCACAACAACTTCTAACAACCCACTTTCTGGTGGAGGCGCAACGTATGTTGGGCAAAACTTTGCTGCAGACAGAGGAGCATATCAGCCAGCAAATATGTTTGGTGGAGCATTTGGTGGAGATGGCGCAACCAATGCTGCAAGCTGGTCTAGCTATAACTATCCTCCATATAAGACTGTTGGCGGTTTTGGTGGCTATACAGGTCGTGGATATTCAGGTGGTGGAGGTGGAGGTTTTTCTCGTGGAACTTCTTATACCGCAACTGGAAATGCAATGGTAGGTGGATTTGGATTTGATGGTGGCGGTAATGGAGCTACATGGAATTCAAGCTCAAACCTTTATATAGGAGCTGTTGCTGGACTACCAAACACTGGTGGCGGTGGTGGAGGTGGAGCCGACAATCTTACTGCAACAAATGTAACAACAAGAAACGGAGCCAATGGTGGTTCTGGTTTAGTAATAATTAAATGGGTAGAGGAGTTCTAATGGCATCTCACGCAGTTGTTAAAAACGACATCGTTGAAAATGTTATTGAGATAGACAATAGCAATCCCCTGTTTGGGTTCTTGTCAGCTCAAGGATATAAGTTAATTGATTTAACTAATAATGAAAAAAACGTAGGAATTGGATGGAACCATTCGGAAGAAGAAGGATTCCATCTAGTTACTACAGAACCAGTAGTTGAAGAATCAACAGAACAGGAATAATAAATGAATGAAAAAACTTTTGCAGCTATTAAGAGCTACGCTCGCCATTTTCTCGGTGCTTGCCTTGCTGCCTTTGCTGTTGCTGGCGGGGATATCTTCGCTCTTAATGCCGAAGGATTCAAAGCAATCGTCACAGCGGGAGTCGTGGCTGTGCTGCCCGTCTTGCTCCGCGCTTTAGATACATCCGATTCAGCGTTCGGTAAGACAGAGTAATGAGTGCCAACGAATGGGCTGGTGTTGCAGTTGCAGTCACCACAATAGTCGCCAGCTTTGCTGGTTCCGTTCGCTGGTTAGTCAAGCACTACCTCACTGAACTCAAGCCCAATGGTGGCTCAAGTATTAAAGACAAGGTCAACCGATTAGAGGAGAAGGTAGAACTTCTTACTGAGTTGGTTAAGGAATCACTAATCGCCGAAGCGAAAGAAGTTGTCGGACGGATTGTTGCCAAGTGCAGCTCACCTGAAGGCGAGTCCAACTTCGGACCACAATACTGGGCTAGCAGTCGACCTCACCCATGACCCAAAGAATGGTATTGATTGTGCAGTCATCTTTGAAAAACTTAAAGAGGATGCTCGTGTCAAATACCTTATCTTTAATGGAAAGATTTGGTCTAAAGAAAAAGCTAAACAGGGTAACAGAAAGTACACTGGTAGTAATTCTCACTCTAAGCACCTTCATGTTTCTATTAATGATGGTCACGGTGATGACACTAGCCCTTGGTTCTGGTGGCTAAACCAACCTAAGTTGGTCAATCAAGTTAAGGCTGTGGTTAAACCATTACCTGATAAGAAACCTTATCCAAAGGAAGATACATCTAAGTGCTGTCAGCACTGCCCTAAGAAATAGAGGTTAAACCGTGGCAACAGATAATAAAAAGATTGTTGGCGATTTACCAATCATCCTTAGCCAAGCAATCCCTACTGCGCTGGTTAAGTACCAGCGTGAGGATTTTGCTGCAAGCTACGCTATTGGTAATACACCATGGTTGTCGGCTGCTTCCGACCAGAACCGTATCAGTCGTATCACTACGACATACCAGAAGGAACGTATTGACCAGGGTACAACCGCTGGTGAAAACTCTTTGTCTAACTGGTGGCTTCGGTCTGCAACCTCTTGGCATCATGGCGCTGGTGAGCGTTATTACGATGCTGACGCATCGGATACATTTAGATTCTATGAATCAAATAACATAGATGTATTTTCTGACACTGGTTCTATTAGCCTTATCAAAGCAACCACCCAGTTCTCAACTGTAGGTATTACAGCTAAGCCAGCAACCACAAACGGCGGAGCGTTCTACATCCAGGGTGGCAATGTTTATTATTACAATGCCTCAACTAATACAGCAACATCCACATCTTTAGCTACATCAGTAACAGCGCAAGTTCTAGCCAGTGACGGCAACAGTGCAATTGTTGGTAGCAACGAAGGTGTGTACACAGTCAGCACTTCAATGGTTGTTTCCAAGATTTGGAACAAGCCAAACACAGCGACTACATCTTTTACAGTTCAGGCTATTGGGTTCGTCAAGGACCGTATAGTTATTGGTGTAAATGAAAACAATACTCAGTCTGTTGTGTACGAGTTGGCAAGGTTTCCTAGCACACCTCCTACAACAATCGGAAACACTGAAGAACGCTATACGTTCAAAGACCCTAACCTAGTATGGAACTCTGTTGGTGAACTCAACAGTGCCATCATTGTGGGTTACACACTCGGTGCTATCTCTCGTGTATTGTCATTTGCTATCGACGAAACTTCACCGCTTGCTGCAATCAAAGACCCAATTGTTATTGCAGAACTTCCCCGCGGTGAAACCCTTCACCAGATTAGAACGTATCTAAATGAGTTTGTTGTTATGGCAACAACTGCTGGTGTTAGAATTGGTCAGCAAAGTACAGATGGTTTGTCGTTTACATATGGACCACTGAATGTAACTGGAAATGTCCAAGACATTGCATTCACTGATAGATTTGTATACGCAACAAGGTCTAAAGATATCAATAACAAAAAAGGTTTATGGAAGATTGACCTTGGTCAAACTATAGATAATGGTTATGCATACGCAGCTGATTTAGAAACAGATGCCTCTGATGTTATTGGTATAGCATTCCTTGGAACTGGTGCTAGAAAATTTATGGTTGGTGCATCAGGTGTATGGATTGAATCAGCAACCACACTAGCAACCTCTGGCGTTATTAAGTCTGGCTGGATTCGTTGGGGTACTGCAGAAAAGAAACAGCCTGTTTCATTGTCAGTTCGCTGCGAAGGTGGCGGACGTGTCGGCTTCTCAGTCTATGACCAAGAATTAAATACAACTTTGATTGATGCTATTCCGCTTACTGGCGCAACCGAGTTCCAATTGTCTGCTGGTCTTCAACCAGCTGACCACTTTGAAGTTCAACTAACTTTAGAACGTAGTTCATCTGATACAACAGTTGGACCAAAGGTGGAAGAATGGCAGTGTCGTGCTCTACCTGCACCACTTCGTTCTCGTACAATTACTTTACCTTTACTTTGCTACGAAGAGGAGCGCGACCCAAATGGAGTCACAAGAGTATCCGCCCCATGGGAGCGCATTAACTATTTGGAACGCATTGAACAAAATGGAGGAGCGGTACTATTCCAAGACTTTTCTTCAGGAGAAGAAAGAGTCTGTACTATCCGCGCTATTCAATTCGAGCAGACAGCACCTCCCTCTTTTGCGTCGGGATTCGGTGGAATCGTAACTATCCAGTTACAAACTATTGATACCGAACTACCTATCCAGTAATGGAAGAAAACAAACTAATATCCCTGGTTAGTCCAGGTGAGCGCCACCCTTTGGTAACAGCAGTACGAGTGGCGCTGAATATAGCTGGCGATGATGTGTTAGATGCTCCCCTAGCTGAAGTGCTTAGAGGTTTGCAGCATCGTCTTTCCATCCCAGCAGTCGGGTGCATCAACTTAGCCACGCTGGATGCGCTCGCAGTTGCTCCGCCTGAATGGTAGGGAGCCAAAGAGAAGGGGGAACCGTAAATGGTTCCCCCTCTTTTTGTTTTTAGTAGGCTGACTTGTCTTTCAAATAAATTCTTATAGACCATTCCAGTCCAGTGTTGAACCCTTGACACCATTCATCCTTCGGTGCTATACGAGTTTCTAATATCTTGAAGATAACCGTTCGCATATGCTCACGGTATTTCTCATCTTGTCTTCCAATAAGACTATCGATGTATTGATTCCATTTTTCTATTTCTTCTTCTTTCATCGGCTCGCCTCCTGGCGAGCCTTTCCCGCCCACCACCCCTCAACCCTATCACAAGAATCGGCGTGTCGCTACACGCTCGGTTAGAAAGTTGGCACTATGATTCCTGGTATGGAAAAACTTCCCCCTCATAGGTCGTACAGTCAGTTATCTACTTGGCAATCCTGCCCACAGAAATACTATCTTAGCAAAGTAGCTATGGTTCCAGAGAAACCTGCAGTCTATTTGGCTGCTGGTTCCGCTGTCCACTCTATGCTGGAATGGTTGAACCATGACTTCTACAGAGCCCAACAAGAATCTAATTGACCAGCGAGGTATACCCAGCAATGAGTGTATCAACTGTGGCTCAAACATACAGATTATCAGGGCAGTATTCCAGGACTACGAATTGGTCATGTGGTTTACTGATAGTTTCTGCGCTAATTGCGGTAGCCCTATGACAACCCCCACCCCTGTGGATAACCCCGACTATACTCCGAAGGACGAAGATGACTTTAGCTGAGAAGTGGCTTGACGTATTTAATGAAGCGGTTAGAATTGCCGAAGAACAATCAGGGATTCCTACCTCTGAGTGGAAGACTAGCGGTCGTAAGACTGCAGCTCGCCCAGATGGGGAAGACCTAGCGTTCTGGCAAAGCGATGGACTCAAGCAGGTTGAGGCGTACCAAGCATGGTACAAACAATCTGGTTGGAAAATTGCTACTATGCCCGACGGTCGTCCTGGCATTGAATGGGACGCAAGTGTGCATTTCGGAGGCACACCTGTGCGCTTTGTCGTAGACGTGGTGTACAAGGTAGGGGAAGACCTTGTCATTGTCGACTACAAGACAGGTGCTAGGACACCGTTTGGCATGATTCAGGCTGGCTTGTACGCCAGCGGTATTGAACGTATGTATGGTATTCGCCCGAAGTGGGGCGCTTTCTTTATGACACGCCAAGGTCAACTTGATGACCTCATTGACTTATCGCATTTGACGATGGATTATTTCGACTATGTATTCGGAGCCATGAACGACAGTGTGCAGAAGGGATGGTTTCCACCATCCGTCGGAGAGAACTGCAAGATGTGCTCGTTCCAAGAGAAATGCCCAGCCATGGGCTCAAAAGATTTCCCATTGCAAATACCTACAACAAAGGGAAAGAAAGGAAAGTAGATGACTGAGTCTACGTTCTCATACACTGGCAAGTTGAATGGACAGGACTTGTTTACCGTCCGAGGTAATACAGTTGCTGAGTTCACTGCAAACCTACAAGCTGCGCTGCTTGCTATCGCATCAGCGACAGACCTACATACACAGTTGCTTAGCCGTTCCAATCCGTCAGGTATGGACCGAGCAATCACTGCACTACAGGAGGCTGGTATGCTGGCTGAACCTGTATCTACACAACCTGCTACTGCTCAAGCAATTGAGGTAGTCAAAGACAAGTATGGTAATGAGTGGACATATGGACACCCAGATGCTCCATTACTACCAGATGGTCGTGGCAACTACGCCAAGAAGAAGGGCGTATCTAAGGCAGGTAAAACTTACGTTGGCTGGTTCGACCCAGCAAAAGGTCCAAAGCCTTTCAAGCCAGGTGCTGTAGAAGCAGAAACAATCTGGACTAAGTAATGCGTTCACTGTTGCAAGTAGTTGGTGTAGAATCACCAGCTGGCAAGCAATTGCCAGAGGTCTTACCGCTACTTACTGCTAGTCAAGTTACCTTTCGTCAGGCACAACTGCATTTAATTGCAGGACAACCAGGTGGCGGTAAGACCCTACTTGCACTGTGGTATGCAGTTACATCTAAGGTTCCAGCGTTATACATCTCAGCTGACTCTGATTCCAGAACAATCGCGACTCGTGCAGGCGCAATAATTATGAACAGAGATGTGTCCGATGTTGAGAGAATCATGGATACCGAAGCTAGTGTTCTCTTGGAAGATGCACTAGCCGAAGGCGCAGCACACGTTCGATTTGCCTTCGACCCTGCTCCATCCTTGCAGGACATCGAGGAAGAGATAGAAGCGTGGATTGAATTGCACGGTGCTCCACCTGTTGCAGTATATGTAGACAACTTAATGAACGTCGCAGCAGCCAGCGACAACGAATGGACAGCGTTACGCGACGCAATGTCCGCCTTTCACTACATGGCTCGTGAATACGAAACAGCATTCATCGTTCTGCATCACGTAAGTGAGAATGAAAAGATGAGTAAGCCAAACTACCCAGCGCCACGTAAAGCTCTGATGGGCAAGGTTGCTGCCCTACCAGAATTAGTTTTATCCGTGGCGCTGGATAGCACTGCCAATGTCTACCGCGTTGCGGTAGTTAAGAATCGTCATGGCAAGGCTGACCCGAATGCTGAAGAGTATGTAACACTGGCAGCGGAAGCAAGCAAGATGATTCTCTATAACACATCGGCTGATTTGTTTAGAGCAAGGACCGTCAGCCAATGGAAGTAAACAAGTCAAGCTTTGATTTAGATTTCACATACGGTCGTGAGGGTGAGAAGTTGGTTGAACAACTTCTAACCAATGGCAAGACAGTGGAAGTAAAGCGTGACCGCAAGTGGTGTCAAACTAATAATGTTTATATAGAAGTTGAGTGCTGGTACATGAAGTCCCAGTCTTGGGAACCTTCTGGATTATCTGTCACAAAAGCTGACTATTGGGCATTTGTTCTTGAGCAAAGTATTGTCATGATTCCTACTGACCATGTATGGTACGCGGTTAAGAACTTCGGTCGCGAGATAACTTGCGAGATACCACCGAATAGAAGTAAGGGCTACTTGATACAAGTAGAAGATTTACTTCTTACAACTAAAACATTGCGAAAGGAAACCAATGAACTTTCCAGACTTAACCAAGGGGCTATGTAGAGAGATAGGGATTGAACCGTTTTTCCCAGATGAATCAACTGTTGAACTCTACAGCTTTGCCAGAAAGATTTGTTCTGGTTGTGCAGTTAAGCAGGAATGTTTAGAGTGGGCAGTTAAGCATGAGGACCATGGAATGTGGGGCGGTACAACTCCAACAGAACGTCGGTCAATCAGGCGACAAAGAAAGATTATTCTTCAAGAGATATATGTAAGGGAGTATGTATGACACTATTCAAATCAGGACACCTAAAGATAGGTAAGCTTTATATCTGTTCTGGCTATAACTTAAAGCGAGTGGCTATTGGTTTTTCAGTTGATAGGTATTCTATAAACATAGACCTACTATTCTTTTGGTTCAGCATTGAGTTGTAATGACAACACCATCCAAACGCAAGGGCTCACAGTTCGAGCGTGATGTAGTCAAGTGGCTCATCACTATGGGCTATCCATGTGCCGAGCGTGCATATGGTGCAGGTCGACACGATGATGTCGGTGACATAGACGGTATTGATGGTGTAGTTATAGAATGTAAGAACGAAAAGAGAATTAATATCCCTGGCTATCTCCAAGAGCTAGAGGATGAAATGATAAACGCTGATGCGGAAACAGGCGTGGTCCTCATCAAGAAGCGTGGCACATCTAATATCTCAGAGTCATATGCAGTAATGTCTGCGGAGCTCTGGGTGAATCTGCTAAAACAGGCAGGTTACAATGGACATCAGTGAAGTAGTGACAGTGCCTCACGAAATGAAAAGAGGTAACTATGCGGTTAGTACTAGTGACACTGATTGGAATGGTATTGCCATTGGCAACACCAGCCCAAGCGCTATCGCCAATACTTACAGTCGAGAAACGATTGTCTGTGATTACAGACAAGAAGGACCGAGTGGAGTTTGCGATATCCCAGTTCACAGACAACAAACGCGAGGTTCGATGTGCGTTAGAAATAGCGTACAAGGAGAGCCGATACAACGTGGACTCCCTCAACAGGTCGAGTGGAGCACGTGGAGTGTGGCAGTTACTCTGGGCAAAACCAGGGTGGTCATTACTCAAACAAACAGAAGAAGCACACAAGTATGTGCTACATCGTTATGACACTTGGTGTGATGCGTACAGGTTCCACCAGGAAAGGAATTGGTATTAACAAATGAATCAGTCTGAATTCCTTGAGGCAGTGTTTAGTCATTACGGATTGGACCTACCGCTTGGCGGTGAGAAGTCCATCCTCTGTCCTGTACATGATGACTCACATAAATCTGCATCAGTGAATTCAGACAAGGGTGTCTGGGTATGTTATGCATGTAACGGTCGTGGTTCTGGTATCCATATAATCATGGCGCGTGAACATCTAACATACCCAGAAGCCCGCAAGTGGGCAGAGAAAAACATTGGCAAAGAAACCAAGAAGCAAGCACCCAGTCGTGGTCGCAAGTCTAGTGGTCGCTGGACCCCACCTAGATTGAGAGCTTCACTATGACAACTATCATTGGCATTCAAGAACCAGATGGCTGCATCATTGCAGCCGATAGTAGAACTACAACCGAGAAGGGTCGACCATATAGTCACCCGATTACAACTAAGATTACAAAGCGTGGCAAGTTCCTTATTGCTGGCGCTGGTACTACCCAGCCATGCGACATAGTCCAACATATATGGAAACCGCCTGCCATACCAACTAACATTAAAGACACTTATCACTTCATGATTACAACTGTGATACCAAGTATGCGTGACTGCTTGCGTGACAATGGATTTGTTCATGATGAGAAAGCCGATGAGTATGAGTTCTTATTCTTAATGGCTGTGAACGGAACCATCTATGAAGTAGATGATACGTACTCAGTCTTCCTTCGCGATGATGGCATCTATGGTTTAGGTTCTGGGTCTTCCTATGCCATAGGTGCTATCGCATCTGGTGCTAATTGGAAGAAGGCGTTGCAGATTGCAGCAAAGAATGACGTGTATACTGCTCCTCCTTTCATTGTTCATAGGCAGGAGAAAAGATGAAACCAAATCAGAAACTCATAGACCTTTGGACCAAAGCTGCTAAGTCTTATCACGCTAGCCTTGCTGGTTCACCAGCAGAGGCGTACCTAGAAAAGCGTGGCATCTTAGATGGAGCTGAGAGATTCATGCTTGGCTATGTTGAAGAGGTAGCACCTGGTCATGAGGACAGACTCAAGCACCATCTATCTATACCGTATATAACTGAGGCTGGTGTAGTTGGTTTTAAGTTCCGTCGTATCGACGATGGTGACCCTAAGTATATGATTCCTACTGGTCAGAAGCACCACCTATATAACGTAAGCGCCATCATCCATGCAGTACGTGAGGTGCTGATTGTGGAAGGAGAAATCGATGCGATATCTGCGACCCTTGTTGGTCATCCTGCTGTCGCTGTGGCTGGCGTTAATGCTTGGAAGCCTCACTTTAGCCGTTGTTTTGATGGGATTGGTCGCGTTGTTATAGCAACCGATAATGATTCTAAAGAGGATGGCTCTAACCCAGGACAGGAGTTAGCTCGCAGATTGCAGGATGCAATCCCTCAAGCTGTCCGCGTGTCGCTTCCGCCTAACAGTGACATTAATAGTATAATTGTAGACCAAGGAGCTCAAGCGTTAACTAAGTTGATTAACGCACTGGATGAATAGAAGGGGCTCCGTTGTCTGAAGATACAACCATCCTGCAGTTCGAAGAAGATGCACAAAAAATCTACGATGAACTGTTATCAATTCTAGTAAAGAAACAAATCGACTACGGTCCATACAACATCTGGCATGCACCAGGTGGCGCAACCAATGGGCTGATGGTACGTATGTCAGACAAGCTTGAACGCTTGAAGAATCTGATATACAAAAAGATAGAGCCCAATAACGAATCTCTTGAAGATTCGTTTATTGATATGGCTAACTATGCCATCATTGCTTTAATGGTACAGCGCGGAGTGTGGGCTAAGTATGCCGAGAAACAGAAATAAAACTTACGAAGAGCAGCGCATCTCGCGCATCCGTATGTATGGGATAGATGTCCCTGACTATGAGCGTATGCTCGAAGAACAAAACGGTGGATGCTATATCTGTGGCAAGGAACCAACAGAGAAGCGAGCTCTTGATATAGACCACGACCACAAGACTGGCAAGGTGCGTGGCTTGCTCTGCTCTGTACACAACAGAGCTCTCGGTCTACTCAATGATGACCCAGAACTAATCGCTAAAACATTCCTGTACTTGGTGAAGCAACGTGACTGAACTCGACCGCGACCATTCCATTTGGGGAATGGTGGATGACATCACCTCAAGTATAGCCTGGGGTTTGTCCAAGAAGTATCATCGATTTGCTGAGCTTGATGATATCAAGCAAGCAATGAGTGAGTACGCTTGGAAACGTAAAGACAAAGTAGCTGAGTATCTTATCCGTGAGGATGAGAATGAATTCCGTGCAGGATGCAAGGCATTTACTACGTTTATGCGTAGGGCTGGCGAGCGCTACGCTCGCAAAGAGAAGGCACGTGCGCTTGGCTTTGAGCTCGGTGATGAGTACTTCTACAAGACTGCAATGATTGAGAACCTAATCAAAGTGCTCGGCTCCGAAGATGCACACCTGTCCAACCAAGTGTTGGACCCAGATGTGCATGGTGTCAAAGCTAAGAAGCAAGCAAGCGAGGGGAACAATCTCTTGGCAATGCTGTCAGATGTGGACAAGGCTATGAAGAAGCTTGACCCACGTACTGCTGGGATTCTAAACTTAAGATTCGCAAACGACTTACCTCTATCAGAGATAGCAACTGAGTGGGAGATATCTCCGCAGCGAGTAGAACAAATAGTAAACAAAGGACTAAGAGATATATCTGAATATCTCGGAGGAGCATCGCCATACTAATGAATAAGAAACCATTCTGGAAGACAACCAATCCAAAGAAGAAGTCAACTCCGTTGACACCAGAACAGAAAGCTGAAGCACGTGCTCGTGCCAAAGCTGCTGGTCGTCCATATCCAAACTTGATTGACAACGCTGCTGTTGCCCGCAAGAAAAAGAAGTAATGCCTACATTTGAATACCAGTGCAAGCACTGTGATTATGTAAAGGAATATCAGGAACGATTCGAAGTCGGTCCAGATTGTGAGAAGTGTTTCAGAACTATGTCCAGAGTATGGACAGCAAATCCAGTTCACTTCAAAGGTGGAGGATGGGGAGGCAATCACAATGGGTAAGTCAGGTAACCCAGCTAAACGAGCAGACCAAGTGAAGCCTGTTAATAGCACAGCTAACGACCAGATAATGGTGGTCTGGTGTGACAACGGAACAGTGGATGGAAAGTTTATGGAAGGCGTGGTCTATACCATGCTGACCAGTGGCTTGCCTATCACTAGCGCACAGCGCGTGCAGGGCAACCAGATAGGTAGACAAAGGCAGACAGCCTTTGATGTCTGGCACAGACAGACAGATTTTGATTGGTTGTTATGGGTAGATAGCGACATCGTTCTTACGAACGAGTCACTACAGAAAGTATGGAACTCCCGCCACATTCAGGACAGACCTGTCGTTAGCGGAACTTACTTCATCTCTAAGCAGATGGAGTCTTCAATCATGCAGCCATATCCAGCTGTATTCATGGCACATGAAGATGACAAGTACCTCATGACATACGTACACCCACTACCACCTGATGCATTGATGAAGGTGGATTACGCTGGGTTTGGATTCTTACTTATGCATCGGTCAGTGGCTGACAAGATGCGTGAGTTTCATGGTGACATCTCATTCTTTATTGAGTCTATGGATGAGGCGAACCGAGAGAAAGATACATTCATTGGTGAAGACATCCAGTTCTTTATGAAGATGAAAGAGGCTGGCATTCCACTTCATGTTCACACTGGTGCGACAGTCAAACACATGAAGAGATTCGCATTCGATGAAGAGTTCTATAAGTTGTACTGGATTACGATGGCTAACTCACAGGTAGCGCAGGCGCGAAAAGAAAAAGAGGCGGAGGCACAAGCCCCCGCCCCTGATACTTCTAGTTCAAACTGACACGAGAGAAGAACTCTCGCTGTGCTTGGTCAGCACTTCTGCATAGGTAGTACATCTCATCTGCACCACGACGCTTACCAATTCTGTAAGCAACGTATGCAATGCATGCACTTAGTAATACAGTCAGCATCACTTACCTCCTATTCTCTCTAAAAATTTTTCTGGTAGTTCCATTCGACAGACTACAGCCTTGCCACCACCCTTATCGGGTGAGGACAAGTGCTTCACGAACTTCTCTGCCTGCAGTTTGGTACTGAACTCACCCCACGCCTGAACAGGAGCCCATGACGCTAGCTGTGCTACGAGTACGTAGGATTCACGCTTGCCTCTTGATTCATCAAGAGCCTCGATGATTTCCACCGCAAGTTCCGCAGCACTTTCGGAGTTAGTATTGTCAGGGTCAAGCAAGTTGGCTACCAACTTGACCTCAGTTGGACGTGGACGTGGCATCAGTACCCCTTAGAACAGGCAACAAACAACTTGTGTTTATCAAGTTGGTCATGCAGTTCTTGTGGTGTCTTGCCTGCAATCTCTGCATTGCAGAGTTCGCAGTAATGGATGAACCATCCGTCTATGTACTTGACCCAAGTGTCATACACTTTCATTTCTTTTCCTTTCGTACTTTGTGTTGTCGATAATACAGTTCACATACCTCGCCATCAACTGCGTGGTAGTGAACGTGTGCTCCTGCCATGAACTGGACTTCGTCCTTGTCATCGCCTGAGCCAGCGGTGTCGTGATACCCGCAGTACCAAGACCAGCCAGCCTTGGGTACTACGAGTAGCGTTGCATTGTTTGTTTCTAGTACATGGTTAGTCTTTAGTTTGCCCATCATTCTCCTCTGGTGCATAGATGATTACATCAGTAATCAATCCTTCTGCTTCGTCATGTAATGGCTGCTCAATAAGAGCAGGCTCATTATGTTTCTGTGAGTAGATGTGCAGGTAGTCAAGCGCCTTGAGTATGTACTGAGCCACTCGTGGCGTGAGTGGCTGTTGAACATACGACTGGTCGAGATACTTGCTTAGTGGATTTGGTTTCATGCAACCTCCTGAGTTACTAGGTCAAGAGCTTTGCTCTTGATGCGGTCATACTTGCCAGCGATTACACGTTCAGCACGAGTAGCCTCCGACTTGTGTGAGTTCCAATCGAGGTACTCGACGATTGCTTGGAACGCACCAAAGGCTGTGCCTTTGATGTTCTCCTGTGTACTGCTGTACTGGTAGATGTTGAGTGCAGTATTGCGTGCATCCTGTACACGATTGTATGTACGGCGCTCGCCAGTTGTGAGTTTGAAGTACGGTGTCTTCTCGATTGTGGATGGTAGTGTCCACATCTTCTTGAAGATGTTCTCCACCTGTGTATCTGTCACCGATACATTGAGTAGTTTATCTGCGATAACTTCGTAGGTTTCGATACCTGTGTAAATTACCTGCAACATGGTACGCATCTGCTCGACCTGCAACTTAGCGTTGGTCGTGTGGTGCAGTGAGTACTTGGTATCTTTACGGAAGATACCGCTGATTTGATTAGAGCAGAAGAGTCGGTTGACCACTGGGCTAACGCCGAGTGAGCAAGACCCATCGTGTGATGTGCGAGCTAGCAAGTATGCAGCGTGTGGGTCATCTGCAATCTTTACTTCTCTTGGTAATTCCAAGAGCATCCAGACTTGAGCACCGCCACGCAGTTCACCTGCGTTGGCATAGCGTGCCTCGCCTGAATCAACCAGTGCATCTAGTGCGGAGAACATCTCTCCATTCTGGAACACCTTGTATCGTGTACCGACAGTGCCTAGCACTGACTGCTTGCCATCCTTGTCGGTACGTACAGTGCCGAACGTGGATGGGACAGGGAGTCTACTGACTCCGTCATCGTTGACTGAGATAGCCTCAAGTTCAGCGAGAGATACGTGCCAGTCAAGACCTGCTTGCTTGGCTGCATCTTGTGCGGATGTTGCGGTTACTGCTGAGCCAGCAATACTTGCTGACATTCTGCGTGTGGTTGTCATTTGTTTCCTTTCGTTTGATGGTTGGTTGGGAGAGAGTATCTCACGAGCGTTTGTCAAAGTCAACAATTGCTTGGGAGAGTTGGTCATGATAATGACCCATGCTGCAGGCTAGCTCGCCTGTCTGTGACCAGTACGCCCACCATGTCACGAATGGGTGGTACTTGGACTGTGGGTACAGGCAAAGGACTATCCATCCATCGCCTATGGTTTTCTTGATATCGAGAATGGTTGCACCGTTGGCGCAAAGGTCACCCCTCTTGGGGGTGGATACGATTGTGTCTGTCATGTGTGTTCCTTTCTACTGTTCACTGCATGAGCGAACTCGTGTTGAGTCCACATAGATTTCGGATATCTCATCATTGCCATCGCCGTTCCATGAGATGTCATCCTCGTCGACGCTTAGTTCGACTGAGTCTGCAATCTCACGCGCTGCCTCGCTATCGGTTGCCTTGAACTTGGCAACTGCACGAACAACGAACTCAATCTCTGCTTCGTACTCTTCCAAGAAGGAGAGTTTGTTGCCGAATACAGATGCGAGTATGTCGCTTAGTTCACCGTAGGTGATGGTGTCACTATCATCCGACTCATTCTCTTGAATGGTGTCGTTGAGTTGTGTGTATAGATTACGTACAGATTGACGCTCTCTTGCGACTGTGTCGCGGAGAGTGTTGACTTGTGCTTCGAGTGTTGATACCTGCTCCTTGATTGTGTCGACTGTTACTTTAGGTGACTCGTCAACGGTTACTGCTGGGTCTATCATTGTCATTGGTGTTGCTCCTTTCGGTTAGGGTTGGCTACTAATAAGCACATCTTTGATGTGCTATAAAGAATCATCTGCGTCATCCTCGTCCACACGAGTAGCAAGTTTGTTGTCGATGAGGTATTCGAGAACCAGTTCGTCGGTAGTTTCATAGTCGATACCGAAGAAGTGGTCGCCCATGTTCACGAACCAGTTGTCCTTGACCATGCGGTCGAAGGCTTCTTCACGTGTGGAGGTTACGACTATGTCGTATTCCTCTGGTCGTGAATACAATGGCTCAAGTGATTGCCAGATAGCAAGGTCTTGCATACCTGGACGGCGGTGATGATTGACGTAATTGGATAGCGTAGTTTCTACCTGCGCTATCATGAATGATGGTTCCATGTTTGCTCCTATCTCTTTGAGATGCTGAATCGAATGTCGGACTTACCGTCTATACATAGACGGCATACCGCACAGGCTCCACCCTTTTCGGAGATGAGTGGGATGCGCTTGAGTTGTTCGGGACATGAAGCCCCTGGCTTGTTGGTTAGACCAAGCATGGCTTGTTTGGCTTGAGCGAATGTGTCTGATAGGTATGCAATCTTCACACCTTCAGGTGCAGACTCCCAGTTCTCGTTGTCTGCTGAGTAGTACAGCGAGAGGTTGTCAATGCCACGTAGCGCACGAGCTGCGTGTGGGTTACGTGTGTACACCCAGAACTGTACGTCTGGATGATTCTCGATTGTTACTTTCCATGCCCATGTATAGTCATCGGAGAAGAAATCACCATCCCAATGGATGCGGAATAGTTTCTCAACACCTTTGCTATCACAGTCATTCTTGAAATCAAGAATCATGGTGTCGAGCATTGCCCAAGTGTCATACTTGTCGGCGTTGCGAAGTGCATTCCAGTTGTGAAGTAATACTTCACGAACTGAGGTGTACATCTTTTCGAGTTTGCCTGCATAGCAGATGCGCTCGCAGATGCTTGTTGCATAGGGGCATGAGTATTGCTTGCCACTAGGCAGACCGAACGTGTTAGCGATTGCTGACCGCTTGCCATTCGGTGTTGATAACGTAGTTACCTTACGGTCATGCGACCGCTTTAGTTTCGGCATGATTGCTCCTTTCGTTTGATTGTTACCGACTATAAATAAGCACATCTTTGATGTGCTATAAAGATACGCACTATCCGCAGCACGAGATTCCAGTGCCATCTTTCTCATCGGCACAGCATTCTGAACAGAATGCTTCGTTGTCTTTCATGCTATTGCGACAGCCATATTCGTCCATCGTGTTGGTCTTGCAGGAGAAGCAGACAACTTGCGCCAGTTCCTCCTGCGTCATGTCATAGATGTGCTTAGTCATAGCCATGCTTCCAGGTGATGACCTTCAACGATGGCTGATGCAGGTGCAGTTGTATTGCCCCGCCATGTCACTCCCTCTGGGAGTGCTATTTGTTTGTCATAGTCCTCATCACTGCAGGCATAGATGGCTTCGATACATGGTTCCACCATGCTCAGTGGCACTGGCGGATAGTGATTGCTTCGCAATTGGATTGCGATTGATTGGCGAATGTCGACGACATTCTCTGCTAAGTCATGCGACATCATGCTACCCATTACTTTCCTCCTGGTTCTTTACGAGGTCATCGACCTCTGGTTGGTATTCGTTAGGCACGAGCTCGACTGTGTACTCATGCTCGGCATAGTTTTGGTCTTGCTCCCAATCCGATTGCTCTTCAGCAATCTTTAGGGCTTGGGTCTTGCTTGTTGCTTCTACCTCTTGGTAGAACATGAACTCACGCTTCTGCCATACGATGTACTTAGGCATTGCTTACCTCCTCTACTTTTAGTAGTTCGTATTCTTCATCGATGATAAGGGTGTCACCGAAATACCAATCCTTTGGATTGGTGTCGCTTTCCACTTGCAATGTGAGTATGTACTTAGGCACTGTGCTTCTCCGTTTCTGTGATGCTGCTAATCACATGATTA